TCACTTAATACACTTGAGGGTAAAATGTACTTCTCAGATGGTGATTATCTTATCAAGAACCAAACTGGTGAATGTTACGTCTGTGATAAAGACATTTTTGAGCAAACATATAAAGAGGTGAAATGATGTTCGATACTCTTAAAAAGATTGCTTATAAGTTCAACGAACAAAAGAAAGAACTTAGACATAATTTGAAACAATTCTTTTGCAGACACGATTATATAAAGAAAGAGACGAAGGGTGTGCTTAGTTTTAGAAGAAACTATCATCTTGAATGCCCAAAATGCGGGAAGCACAGTTCTATTGAGCCGTGGCTAGATTATAGAGAGGAAGAGGTAGAAGAATGAGAGAATTAAAATTTAGAGCTTGGGTAAAACCAGAACAACGAATGATTGGTGTCTATGAAATGACGTTTATTGATAATGAATTTCTCATTATTTCAGATGGTATGGACTTCTACACTAATGATGAGTTTAAGCTTATGCAATTCACAGGACTTAAAGACAAGAATGGTAAAGAGATTTATGAGGGCGACATCATTAAATGCAGCGATGGTCACGACTATTATTTTGGCGTTGTTGCGTACGACAAAGATTATGGAAACTTTGGTGTAAGTGAAGACAACGACGAGGACATGGACCCATTTGGTTATCTGTTCGAATGGAAAAATGTCGAAGAGCTTGAAGTCGTTGGTAGCAAATATGAAAATCCAGAATTGCTGAAAGGAGAATGAAATGGAAGCTTATAAACAACGAATGATTAATGAATACAATGAATTGAAAGAACGCACTGATAAGCTAGGTTTCTTATTAGTTAAAGAGTCACGAGGTGATTTAGATTTTGAACTATCTTGCCCAGTGAATCTGTTAAAAGCACAGTACAATGCAATGAATGCTTATCTTAACATTTTAAAATTACGTGCTGAAATTGAGGGAATTGAACTATGAAAAACACAATGAAACAAGCTCTTGTATTTGGACTTCCTATGGACTTAGTATGTGTTGCAATCTTCATTATCCTAGGTAAGAACTATCTGTTCCTTGACTTGATTTTCAGCACAATGGGTTTGGTGGTGATTAAAATGCTTGGCTATGCTCACTATGATGACCTTGAACTACATGAATACTTAATCTTCGGGTGCTATACTTGCTTGATTATGTTACTCACAATTAGATGACCCATATAGGTACTAGCAAGGTTCGACTCCTTGCATGGGTATCACCAAAAATAAAAAAATAGAAAAGAGGAATCCTGATAATATATTTTTTTCCATGCGAATATGGTGTAATTTGCAAGTGCTGACATCGGTAATTCATGAGGCGTTCAACTCGTCTCGTCAGTATAAGGCTAGGGGCTAAAAATAAAAAAGAAAGCAGGGCTATGATGGCTGTTTCCTAGTCGACAGCCTAGCACCTACCTTTTCTACTAACAAATTAAACTCGGTGTCCGCAGGGATGGCTTGAAGCGTGGTTCGAATCCACGCGCGGACATAACCCGAAATAAAATATGAATAGAGGTGGTATGAGCCACTTCTTCTTACAAAATTAGTACATTGGCTGGTAAGGTCATCGGGTTACTTGCTGGCAAATAGCGAAATTTAAAAATAGAAAAGAGGTATTTCTTAAATTACTTTCTCTCTAAAAACTAACGCAGTTATCGCTAGCTGTTATTACGTAAGGCGCTATCTAGACGTTTTTAACCGCAGTTCGTGCGCCTGACTGCACAAAAAAAGCCTGCTTACGCAAGACCTTCGTTGTATGAATTCGTTAACATTATTATACCACGAAGGAGCTAGAAATGAGCAAGGCATCACAATTACTTGACGAACTAAAAAACCTAGACACAGACATCCAAAGCAGAATCGACGAGGTAAGAACGCTAGAAGCTGGATTGTTATCTAGTCCTAAATGGTCTACTGACAAAGTAAAAGGCGGAAAACCAACGAAAGTCGACGATGTATATGCACAGCTTATTGTTTTAAAAGAGTCAATCGAGCATGACACGAACGATGTTATCAATCGCAAGCTTGAGCTAAGCCGTTTGATTAACCATGTTACTGATCCAAAAGAGCGCGCTATTCTTCGCATGACGTACATTTTGAAACAATATCCAGAGGATGTAATGGAACATTTAAAAATCAGTCAATCAACTTATTATCGCCTGCGCAAACATGCGACGGAAGAAATTGATATTTTTTTGGAGTCGTGATAAAAAATGGGAATTGTCGAAACGAACAGGCAGAAGTTGGGCGTGCATGGTGTTCTCAATGTGTTATTATGGTATTGTCAAATAATAAAGATAAGGGGTTCGAGATGAGCCTCTATTTTTTGCCTATAAACCTTTTTTAAAGAGGGATAATAACAATAATCACTTTTGATGGAAAAATTGAAATAGTAACGAGCACCGATTGGTGCTTTTTTATTTGGAGGAAATATGCAAATTATCGAGAAAGAATTGTCGTGGCTGAAACCATATGCGAAGAATCCACGAGATAATGCAAGCGCAGTTGAACCAGTAGCTAACTCAATAAAAGAATTTGGTTTTAAAGTTCCGATTGTTGCAACGTCTGACGGTGAGATTATCAACGGACACACTCGTTTTAAAGCTTCTAAATTGTTAGGACTCGAAAAAGTTCCAGTTATTATTGCAGATGATTTGACAGATGAACAAATCAAAGCTTTTCGCTTAGCTGACAACAAAACTGGTGAACTTGCTAATTGGGACTTTAGCTTATTAGATGAAGAGCTATCTGACATTGTCGATTTAGATATGTCTGATTTTGGTTTTGAAATTGATGATCTAATCGAAGAAGAACCAGAGGAAGATTTAGATGATTTTGACGATACTCCTCCAGAAGAACCAAAAGCAAAACTTGGGCAAGTTTATCAGTTGGGGCGTCACCGATTAATGTGCGGCGATTCAACTGACGTTTCAAATGTCGAAAAATTACTGGGGGGGGTATTGGCTGACCTGCTTATCACAGACCCGCCTTATAATGTGGCATACGAAGGAAAAACCAAAGACGCACTTACTATTAAGAACGATAGTATGGGCGATGAACAGTTTCGTGCGTTTCTTACTTCGGCATTTTTTGCAGCAGATTCTGTAATGAAACCAGGTGCAGTATTTTATATCTGGCACGCTGATTCAGAAGGTTATAATTTCAGGGGAGCTTGTCGAGATGTTAATTGGACTGTTCGTGAGTGCTTGATTTGGAATAAAAACCAAATGGTTTTAGGACGACAAGATTATCATTGGAAGCATGAGCCTTGTTTATATGGTTGGAAAGACGGCGCTGGTCATTTGTGGGCTTCTGATCGTAAACAAACGACTGTTATTGATTTTGATAAGCCGCAAAGAAACGGCGTACACCCTACAATGAAACCAGTTGGTCTATTTGATTATCAAATCAGAAATAACACAAAAGAACGTGATGTAGTTCTTGATTTGTTTGGTGGCAGCGGAACAACACTGATTGCTTGCGAAGAGAATGGGCGCAATGCTTATGTTATGGAATACGACCCTAGGTATGTAGATGTAATTATTAATCGCTGGGAAGAAATGACGGGAGAGAAAGCTGTGTTGATTAGCGAGTAAAGAAAGATATGAAAAGGAAGTGAGGCGATGGCTAATGAAGAAAACTTAAAAGGGCATGGTTTCCACGAACGAAGTGTGAGCGAAGTGCGAGAAGCTCAAAGAAAAGGCGGAATAAATTCTGGCAAAGCTAGACGGAAAAAGGCAAATCTTAAAAAAGCATTTGAAGCTATTCTTGAAGCAGATGTTAAGAGCGATAAAATTAAGCAACAGCTTGAAAATATGGGCTTCGAAGCAACGAATGAAATGGCTCTAGCTATGGTTATGATGCAAAAAGCAATGAAAGGCGATGTTCGTGCATTCGAACAGATTAGCAAACTCACTTCTATCGATACCAAAGACAGTCTTGATAGGAAAGAACAGCGCGAGCGCATTAAAGCTATTCAATTAGAAAACAGCAAACGTGAAAAAGCCTTGGAAAATAACCTTGAAACAAATATGACTGTTAATTTTGTGGGGGCAGACGATGTTAGAGATTAACGTTGATATTCCAGAGCTTGTCGGTGGTGGCTATGGTAAGTTCTGGCGTTCAAAGAATTTTTATAGAGTCGTCAAAGGTTCTCGTGGTTCAAAAAAATCAAAAACAACGGCATTAAATTACGTTGTAAGATTGCTTAAATATCCTTGGGCTAACTTACTTGTTATTCGTCGTTTCTCAAATACTAACAAGCAATCAACTTATACAGATTTTAAGTGGGCGTGCAACCAGCTAAAAGTTGCACACCTTTTTAAATTCAACGAGTCATTGCCTGAAATAACGGTTAAAAAAACAGGACAGAAGATTCTCTTCCGTGGGTTAGACGACCCATTGAAAATTACTTCTATAACAGTAGATGTCGGAATTCTTTCGTGGCTGTGGGTAGAGGAGGCATATCAAATCGAAAGCGAAGATAAGTTCAGCACTGTAGTCGAATCAATTCGTGGTAGTGTTTCAGACCCAACCTTTTTCAAACAAATAACTCTCACATTTAACCCTTGGAATGAACGTCACTGGCTGAAACGTGTCTTCTTTGATAAAGATACGCAACGGGCTGACACATTAGCCTTAACAACGACATATAGGTGTAATGAGTGGTTAGATGAAATTGATAGGCAGCGTTACGAAGACTTGTATGTCACTAACCCAAGACGTGCTCGTATAGTATGCGATGGCGAGTGGGGCGTTGCTGAGGGGCTCGTGTTTGAGAATACTAGAGTGGAAGAGTTCGATATTCAAAAGACAATACAGCGAGTGAAAGAGACTACAGCAGGAATGGATTTTGGTTTCACGCAAGACCCGACGACGCTTATATGTGTTGCTGTAGATTTAGAAAATAAACGTCTTTATCTTTACAACGAACATTATCAAAAAGCTATGCTCACAGATGATATTGTTAAAATGCTAAAAGACAAAGGAATGCAACGCTCTTATATTTCAGCAGATAGCGCAGAGAAACGTTTGATTGCTGAAATACGCAGTAAAGGCATCAACGGCATTGTACCTAGTTTAAAAGGTAAAGGTTCAATTATGCAAGGTATCCAGTTTATGCAAGGGTTCGAAATTATCATTCACCCTTCGTGCGAGCATACAATAGAGGAGTTTAACACGTACACTTTTAAACAAGATAAAGAAGGGAATTGGTTGAACGAACCAATAGATGCTAATAACCACATTATCGACGCAGTGCGTTACAGTCTTGAGCGTTATCATATTCAAAAAAGAAACACGAACCAGTTCGATACACTTCGAGCTGGTTTTGGCTTGTAGAAAGGAATTAAATGGCTTACACAGAAACATTTGTTGACAGTACAGGTGAAACACATACATTAAAACCTCGCTTTCATCGTCAAGCAAGAATGCGCTATCGAGCGGAAAGCTTAGAGGAATTGTTCGCAGAGGATTTTAAACTTTTAAAACAATACATCAATCATCACCAATCTATTCAACGCCCACGTATTCAAGAGCTGCTTGATTACGCAGAGGGAAACAATCACACGATTTTGGAATCTGAACGACGTAAAGACCAAGATATGGCAGACACACGCGCCGTTCATAATTTTGGTGAATACATTGCTACATTCAAACAAGGTTATCTTGTCGGAAATCCTATTCAAGTTTCTTACGATGATTCGGACAATGAAAGTGTTGTCGAATTCTTAGACGAGATTTCAAAAGATAATAGTTTCCATCAGCTGAACCGCTCGCTTGTCCTTGACCTATCTAAAACGGGACGTGCATATGATTTGGTTTATCGCACGCAAGAGGACGAAACTAAAGCGGTTAAGCTAGATCCAACAGCAACTTTTGTTATTTACGACATGACGAAAGAGGAGAACAGTCTTGTTGGTGTTAGATATTACGACAAGAACCAATTTTCAGATAGTCAAAAGATTATCGAGGTGTACACACCAGATGAGATTTTAATTATTGACTCGTCTAAAGATTTCAAAGTTGTCGATAGAACACCTCACTTCTTTGGAACAGTGCCGTTGACTGAATACTTAAACAGTTCAAATGGCATGGGTGATTATGAGTCTGTATTGTCTCTAATCGACTTGTATGACGCTTCACAGTCAGACACAGCTAATTATATGCAAGACTTGTCAGACGCGATTCTGGCTATTATAGGACGCGTTAGCTTCCCCGCTGACTGCGACACCGCCGAGAAACAAATCGCGTTCATGCGTAAAATGCGCAAGGCTCGTTTGCTGAACCTTGAACCACCGGTAGACGCCAACGGCACTGAAGGTAGTGTTGACGCCAAATACTTGTACAAACAATACGACGTTAACGGCACTGAAGCTTACAAGAATCGTGTTATTGACGACATTCATAAAATCACAAATACGCCAGATTTGAGTGATGATAATTTTTCTGGAACTCAATCTGGTGAAGCGATGAAATGGAAAATTTTTGGCTTTGACCAAAAACGTGTCGACATGCAAGCTCTGTTTGAAAAATCGCTGAAACGTCGTTATAAGTTGATTGCTCGAATCAGCGAGACTTTAAAAGAAATTCAAGATTTTGATTTGTCAAAAGTTCGTGTGACATTCGTTCCGAATTTGCCAGCGGATACTTCAAGCGTCGTTGCCAATGCTAAAAATTTGTATGGGGTCGTTAGTGACGAAACAGTATACAGCATGCTGCAGTCAGCGACTGGCGTTGACGCTAAAACGGAAATGGAACGAATCCGAAATCAACAAGAGAATTCAAGCTTGCTGTCGGTTCAGTTAGAAAAGAATAGTCGTTTGTCCGACAATGATTTAAACGGAGGAGACGATGGTAAACGAGTACTGGAAGAAGAGGATTAAGGCAGAACAGCTAGCCAAAATCGAGCGTGACGCGTCTTTGGGCGATGAATTTAAGCGTCTGTACAATTATCATTACAAGGAAATTGAAAAGGAAATACAAGCCTTTTACAACCGCTACGCAGACAAGAATGCTTTGCCAATTGAAGAAGTGCGAAAACGAGTCGATGAAATGGACGTTAAAGCGTTTGAAGAAAAAGCTAAACGTTACGTTGCTGAGAAGAACTTTTCTCAAGAGGCAAACAGAGAGCTTGGAATTTACAATCTCAAAATGAAAACGAATCGCCTAGAGTTGCTGCAACGTCAACTTGATTTAGAGCTAATTGCTTTAGGCAACGATGAACAGAAACGCACCAAAGAGTTCATCACTGAAGATTATATGCACGAAATCAAAACGCAAGCTGGATTGCTTGGGAAGTCAGTACTGACTAAAAGTGAAATCGCACAAACAGCTAAAGCGCTGCTTAACACGCCTTTTAAAGGTGCAACGTGGTCAGAGAACATCTGGAAACGCCAAAACGCTTTGAGACAAGTTGTGGCAAGAATGACGGAAGATTACATTTTGAAAGGAAAGAATCCGACGACATTTATCGGTCAGCTCAGACAAGAGTTTGATGTTTCTGCTAGTCAAGCCAAGCGTCTGGCGGTGACAGAGGGCGCGAGAGTGGCGACAGAAGCACAAAAACAATCGTTGACAGCAAACGGTTATGACGAGTATGAATACATTGCAGAACCCGGAGCGTGTCCGCATTGTGCCGCTTTAAGCGGTAAAATTTACAAAGTCAAGGACATGATGCCGGGCGAAAACGCAGCACCTATGCATCCGCATTGTAGATGTTCGGTCGCTGCTCATTATTCGATGAGCGATGACAAATATGAAGAGATGCTTGATAGGTCGCGCAATACACCGTTAGGCACACCGATTGATTGGGAAGGAATAAAATAAATGGATTTCGAAGTTAAAGATTTTCATGAAGAGAACAGAGAACGCATTGAGAAAAATAAGCGTGAGCTGGTGATTTTAAATGCTCGTTTAGCAAATTTAAGCGGATATGCTGAACTGCTAGAACGAAAAATAGAAAGCTTACAAGCTGATTTACGTAAGGCTTTCTTGCTTATCTGGTTAATGCTTATTTTATTCTTTGGTGTTCTTTGTATGTGAGGTTAATATGTTTAGTTTACTTGCAATTATTTTCAGTATGCTACTGCTGACAGTTCTGGCAATACCGCTTTACCTGATCGTGGTAATTCCTATTTGGTTCGTTGTAGGAATTGTTGAAGGCATTAAAAAGGCTTTAAAGAAAGATGAATAAGAGTCGTATTTGATACGGCTTTTTTATTTTGGGGAACATAGCAAATGGGTTAATGCGGCAGACTTTTAATCTGCAGGCGCAGGTTCGAATCCTGCTTTCCTCGTTGACTTGGCTAGTCGTTAAATAAGCCAAATAAACATCACTAGCGTGGCTTGTTTAAGTCCCGAATAGAATTACATTCAAGAGAGACTAGAGAGCGTGAGACGTCCGTTCTCGTGGCTCTATGAATGCGCTGGAAATTTAGGACTGCACGAGACTAGCATGGGAGGAATTAAAAAATGGAAAAACAACAACTTTTAGCATTAAACGCTCGAAACTTGCAATTCTTTGCTGAAGGCGGTGAATCTGGCGGAGTAGACGCTGGCGGAAACGATAGCGGTTTAAACAATGGCGCAGAAAATAATGACGCGCACGAAACAGACCCAGCGTTTGAAGGCCCTAAAACTCAATCAGAGCTCGACAGCATTATCAATAAGTCAAACCAAAAAGCTCTAGACAATTACAAGAAAGGCGAAGCTCAACGTATTCAAGACGCGATTGCCGAAGCTCTTAAAAAAGAAAAAGACTACTCACAATTATCTGAAGAGGAACGTGCTAAACGTGAATTTGAAGACAGCAAGAAAGCTTTTGCCGAAGAAAAAGCTAAATTTGAGCATGACAAATTGGTCGTTCAAGTTGAGAAAGATTTGGTTTCTAAAGGTTTGCCGGCTGAATTCGCAGAATTGTTTGCTCTGGACACGGCTGAAAACTCTTTGAAAAAAGTAGGAGAGTTCGAAGCAGTCTTCAATCAAGCGGTAGCTGAAGCTGTTAAGGTTTCCTTGCGCCAAAAAGCGCCGGGTATTGGTACTTCTAGCGTAAAACAAACAAATTATGGTGCTAGCTTGGCTCAACATGCTAATGCTAGCGGCAAGAAACTATTCTAAAAGGAGGGGCATGGTATGCCAAAAACATTTTTCGGGAACACTGAAATTCTTCACAACACACCTTACGAAGCAATTTCAGTTTTGGTTGACAAAACAACAACAGGAACAGTCGTTGAAAATGGTCGAACTGTTCTAAAAGCTGGAGCAATTCTTTCTGGTGTCGGCGGTTCAATCTTTGAAGACCGCACTAAAAAAGTAAAAGTCGAAACTAATCCGTCTGAAGCAACATACGTTGACGGAATCTTGCTTTATGACGTTGACGTAACAGATAAAGACGCAGTTGCTTCACTTGTTTATCGCGGTACTTTGCGCGAAGACAAAATCGGAGCAGGGACAGTTGACGCAAACGTCAAAGCTAAACTACCTCATATTCAATTCGTGAAAGGAGCTTAATAATATGCCATTAATTTATGATACAGTAACAGCCTCAAACCTCGCAGGATATTGGAATGCACGCCAACAAGAAGTTGATGCAACTATTGGTGAGAAGTTCTTCCCAGCTCGCAAACAGCTCGGACTTAAACTTGCACTTGTAAAAGGTTCTGCAGGTCTCCCAGTTGTTTTGAAACCATCTGCGTTTGATACTAAAGCAACACTTCGTGAACGCATGAACGTCACTCTTGACGAACAAGAAATGCCATTCTTTAAAGAATCATTGCTTGTTAAAGAACAAGACCGTCAACAATTGAACGTTATCGCTCAAACTGGTAACCAAGCACTTGTCGACACAGTTGTTTCTGGTATTTTCGATGACAACGCAGCATTGCTAGCAGGTGCGCACGCGCGACTTGAAGCTATGCGCATGCAAGTTCTTGCCACTGGTAAAATCGGTGTTATTTCTAACGGTGTAGCACAAGACTTTGACTACCATGTTGACCCAGCGCACAAAGGAACAGTCCAAACTGCATGGACAGACCTAGCAACGTCAACACCGCTTGCAGATATTGAAGTTGCAGTTAATGCATTGGCAGAACTTGGTTCAACTGCAGAAGTCATTATTTTGAACTCAAAAACTTTGAGCCAAATTAAAAATGCAAAAAGTACACTAGCTTTGATTAAACCGACTGCACCAGATGCATCTGCGGTTAAAAAATCAGAGCTTTTTGATTATCTTGAAAGCGAACTTGGCTTGACAGTCGTTGTCAAAAATCAAACTTACAAAGACGCTGACGGTGTTGTTAAAAAATACTATCCAGACGGTCATATTACACTTGCACCTAACACAGAACTTGGTGAAACAGTCTTTGGTACTACACCAGAAGAAAGCGACCTTCTTGGCGGCAGCGTAACAAATGCTAAAGTTGAAATTGTTGACACTGGCATTGCAGTAACAACAACTACTAAAACGGACCCAGTCAACGTTGAAACTAAAGTCTCAATGATTGCACTTCCATCATTCAAAAACCTTGATGACGTTTACATGTTGACTACCGTGCCAGAAGTTTAAGGCAGGTGATAACATGGCAAAAGTTATCGCAGGTTTCCGAGACAAGCTCACTGACGTAATCTATCCAGCAGGGTCTGAATACGTTGGCGAACGTGTCGAAGAATTAACAAAAGCAGGTTTTTTAAAAAAAGAAACCAAAGCTAAACCTAAAAAGAAAGCTGAATAGAGGTGCTTATGGCTGAATTTGAAGACACAGTTTTGGCAAACGTTAAAGAGGACTTAGATATAAGTGACAATGTTCAAGATAGAGTATTGAGACGATTGATTTCAAAAGTCTGTGACCATTTCAAATTGGCTTACAGCACTGACATTATCGAAGATAAATTTAGCTTTATCATTGAAGATTGCACAATTAAACGTTTCAACCGCAGAGGCGCAGAAGGCGCAACATCAGAAACAATTGAAGGGCACTCTGTCTCTTATGAAGACATCAAATACGAATTCTTGCCTTATGATGACCTTTTACAAAAGGAATTCGCAACAGGAAAGGCTAGAAACGGAAAGGTGTTCGTGTTATGAGAGAGGCAGAACGAGCTACGCTTGTTTTGAAAGCGAGCAAACCAGTTTACAATCCAGAAACAGGCAAAATGGACAAAGGAACGGCACAAGAAGTTGTCGTTCCTTGTTTTGTGTCTGAAATGGGTCTAGAGCTTAAAAATCAGCTTTTGAACAATAAGCTAAACGTTGACGCTTGGATTATGCGAGTTAATAAGCCGATTACTGGCTCTGTAGAGAGCGTGAAGCTGTACGGCAAGAAATACTACATTATCAATCGCAAAACGTTTTACAAGCGACGTGAGGCTATCTATTTGAGCGAGGTTAATCACGAATGAGCGTTACTTTCAGTGGTGATAAAGAGCTATTAAATGCTCTTGAAAAAATGGCTCGTACAGAGGTTTACAAAGAGGTTGTCAAGAAAAATGGTGCAGCACTTCAAAGGACGGCCCAACGTAAGGCGGTGTTTAAAAAAGGGTATTCGACTGGAGCGACTAAACGTTCCATCAAGCTAGATTTAGCAAGTAATGGCTTGCGTGCGGTAGTTAAAGCTAATACCGACTATTCTGGCTACCTTGAAGTTGGGACTCGAAAAATGGAAGCTCAACCGTTTATGCAACCAGCTTTTAACGAAATACAACCAAAATTTATCGACGATTTAAGGAGAGCAGGCATTGTCAAATAAACAACCAGACCAAGAAATACACGACGAATTAATTAAACGGTCTATTGCTCTAGGTTTGCCAGCATTTCCATTTCTGCCAGACGATAACGAGCCTTATCCGTTCATGGTCGTGGCATACACGCAGATTATCCCACAGCCGACCAAAACTCGACTGATTGGTGAAGTCGCAGTTCAGTGTGATGTTTGGGGAACTGCAGATGACAGGAAACTTGTTTCTGATTGGGTTGGCAAGCTTATGGAAGAGTTCAGCAACATTAAAAAAATAGGCAGTAGGCAATGGTTTATGGAATATGAAAGTTCCAGCCAAATTATTAAAGATAATTCGACCCCAGAACTGCTATATCACGGCGTTTTGGATTTGAAATTTAAATTTATTTAAAGGAGGAATACACGAACATGGCTAATCGTGGTAAAGATAAAATCTTGATGTTTCGCAAGCTAGGCGACCGCAGTGCAGCTGCTAAACTAGCTTTGCAAACAGAGCACAAATGGAAATACGAACGTAAGAATGATTCGACCGCTACTAAAGATGGCTCTGTCAATTCTGACAAAGGTCTTGAAGTTACGTTGTCAATCGAAGCAGTATCAACTCGAGACGAATTAAATACAATGTTGAAAGATTCTGTTGTAAATGGCTACAACCTTGAAGTTTGGGAAATCGACCTCGCTGGCGAAAAACAGGGCGATAAATACCCAGCGGTTTACGCTCAAGGATCTCTTAATTCATGGGAAGTCCCAGACGACGTTGAAGGCCTTGAAACAGTCTCAACAGAAATGGCAATCGAAGGGAAACCAGTCGACGGTTACGCAACGCTTTCAGATGCGCAAATCGCAGAAATCAATTACACATTTGCTGACACGACAGAAATCACAGGTCAATAACAAAATGCGGGGCTAAATAGCCCCTTTTATTTTAGGTAAGGAGTAACAAATATAATGAAATCACTTGAAATCAATGGAAAAGAATACGATTTGCATTTTGGAATCGATTTTATTCGTGAAATGGATAAGCGTTATCAAATCACAAACAGCTCTGGAGCTACTTTCGGTATGGGACTTTCTAGCGCAGTTATTTATATCCAAGATAAAAACCCAGTCGTTTTAGCTGATATTATCTTGTCTGCAACACACACTTTGAAACAAATCCCTCGACTAGCTGACGTTGAGGCATGGTTGGAATCACAAGAAGACCTTGACAAAGTGTTTGATGATTTTTTATCTGCATTAGCAACTGCACCGTTGACGAAATCAAAAGTCAAAGAGATGTTGACAGCGGTAGCGGAAGCTTAAACAACAAAACAACGCTAGCAAATAGCAGCAAGGAAGTATACGAAGACATGCTTGCCTCTGCTATTGGTTTATATGGCGTTAGCTCGCTAACTGAAGCCAAACGCATGACTATCGAAGAGTTTAACGTGCGCAAGCGAGGCTACTTAATGCGACGGTTAGACAGAGAGCGTGAGTTATATTTGCAGGCCTATCTGAACAGATTAATCAAAGCCACGGATAAGAGTGGCAAACAATACGTGTATGCCAAGTTTGAAGACTTTTATAACGAGGCAAAACAACGAAATGCCGTGCTCGGAAACGGTCACGGAAAAGCGGTGAATAGTGATTTAGTAGCAATCGCTAAACGCCGTCAAAAATATCTAAAAAAGGAGGTAGCAGATAATGGCAAGTAACTCTTACACCGTCGAGGCAATCCTTAAAGCAGACACGTCCAATTTTACAAGTAATCTTGATAGAGCTAGCAGTGCTTTTAATACGTTTACTAATAGCGCCAAAAGCAAGTTAGGGACTATCGGCGATAACTTTGAAAAAGTCGGAAGTTCGATGAATAAGAAGCTAACCGTGCCTATAATGGCGGGTTTGGGCGCTTCAGTTAAGACGTTTACAACTTTCGATGATTCAATGCGCAAGGTTGCAGCAACGTCTGGCATAGCAGCTGATTCATCTAGTAAAGCTTACATGCAAATGCGCAAGCAAGCGCAAGATTTAGGAGCTACCACACGCTACAGTGCCTCTGAAGTTGCCGAAGGTATGAATTACATGGCAATGGCAGGTTGGAGTGCTGAAGACACTATGAAAGGTATTCCAGCAGTCCTTGATTTAGCGGCTGCGTCTGGTGAGAACCTTGGTGTAACATCCGACATCGTAACCGACGCCATGACCGCATTCGGTATGCAGGCGAATCAAGCTGGTGAGTTTGCAGACATCTTAGCTGCAGCAAGCTCAAACGCAAATACCAACGTGTCAATGCTCGGTGATACATTCAAGTATGTGGCGCCAGTTGCTGGTTCACTTGGATTCAACGCGAAAGACACCGCTATTGCTATTGGTTTAATGGCGAACAGTGGTATTAAAGGTTCTCAAGCTGGTACTGCATTGCGTGCTGGTTTGGTTAACTTGGTTCATCCGTCCGAAGCGGCTCAAAAAGCTATGGATTCATTAGGAATTTCCGTGACTGACAGCGAAGGTAACATGAAAAGTTTCCGCACCATCATGGGGGATTTGCGTGAAAAAATGGGTGGACTTTCGGAAAGTCAAAAAGCCTCAGCTGCAGCAACAATCTTCGGTAAGGAAGCCATGTCTGGTTGGTTAGCGATTATCAACTCATCAGACAAAGACTTTAACAAGTTAACTAACGCCATTGATAATTCTCAAGGTGCCACTAAACGAATGGTTAATACCATGGAAGGTGGTATAGGTGGTTCGTTCCGTAACTTGAAATCCGCCGTTGAAGGTCTCGGTATTGCGTTAGGTGAACGCTTAGCACCGTACATTCAAAAGGCTGCTAAGTACATCACTGATCTAGCTCAAAAATTCAAGGCTCTGTCACCAGCGCAACAAGATACAATTATTAAAATTGCTTTAGTCGTTGCTGCGATTGGGCCATTGTTAATTGCCATTGGTAAAGTTTTCAAAGCTATAAAAACTGTAATTACAGTAGTTCAATTTTTAGCTAGTCCGTTCGGTATTGCTGTGGTTGCTATTGCTGCTGCGGTAGCGGCATTTGTTTACTTTTACACGCACTCCGAAAAGTTCAGAACAACTGTTAATAATGCTATCAAAAGCGTTATTAAAGCGTGGAATAGTCTAAAAGCAGCGTGGAGCACAGCCAAAGAGTGGGCAAGCGGTGTTTGGAATGGAATGAAAGAGACTATCAGCAATGCAATCGAGCGTATTAAAACTACGTGGAGTGGCATTAAAGAGAACTTTATGAACGCCTGGAACGGCATTACTGAATGGTTCTCTAATCTCTGGAACGAAATCAAGCAAGCACCGTCAAGTGCTGTTGAAAGCATTAAAAATATGTGGTCTAACGTCAAAGAATTCTTTGCGAATCTTTGGAACGGAGTCACACAAATTTTTAGCACAGTTTGGCAAACGATTCAAGCTACTGTTTTGCCGATAATCCAACCGTTTATTGACATCATGCTTAATTACTGGCGAAACTTATCAACAGCGTTCTCTCAAATCTGGGACGGTGTTAAGCAGGTTTTCCAAGGCGCGTGGGAAATAATTAAAGCTATTGTTATGGGGCCAGTGCTGATTATTTGTGATTTAATCACAGGTAATTTTAGCAAAGTCGGTTCAGACTTGCAGTTGATTTGGCAAAGCATCACAACAGGCGTAAGCATGGCGTGGAATGGTCTCCTTGGAATTCTTTCGGGAATTTGGAGCGCTATTCTTGCTGCAGGTCAAGTAACATGGCAAATGCTGTCAACGGCAGTCACAACCATTGTAAACGGTCTTGTTAATGGTGTAGTCGGTTTGTGGAACGGACTTAAAAGTGGTGTCGTAAATATAGCGAATGGCATTAGAGATGGCGCAGTAAACGCTTGGAACAGCCTGAGAGCTGGGGTATCAAGCATTGTCAGCGGTCTTGTAGGTGCTGTGGTCGGCTTATGGAACTCTCTTAGAGGTTCTGTTGTAAGTATTGCTCACGGTATTGTTTCTGGTGCTGTAGGCGCATTTAATGGCATGGTAGGCGGTGTTAGTTCTGTAGTCGGTTCTGTTCGCGGTGTTTTAAATGGTCTTGCTAACATCAATTTGGCTGGCGCAGGTCAAGCTATTATGAACGGGTTCTTAGGCGGCTTGAAATCTGCTTGGGGGGCTGTCCAAAACTTTGTCGGTGGTATTGCTGATTGGATTCGCGCTCACAAAGGGCCTATTAGCTATGACCGAGTGCTTTTAAAACCTGCTGGTGCAGCAATCATGCAAGGTTTGAATGAAGGCTTAAACGGCATGTTCGGGCAAGTTCAAAGCACTGTCCGAAACGTGACAGCAATCTTCGAGGACTTCAATCCTACTCAGACGGTTACGCTTGGTGTTGAAAGTAATTCAAAAGCGATTGCTGATAATATTCAAGATTTTCAATCACAATTACGAAGCAATATTGCTGATTTTAATGCACAAATTGCTGACATGATGACGAATAATTACAGCTATCAATTCGAAAGCGGTAGTTACTCAAACAACATCGAGGTTACTTACCGCAATCAAGAAGGTGAAAAACTGGAAGTTATCAAACAAGCAATTGACACAGTTAGACGTGCGGTAACTCGTGACACTGTTCTAAACATTGACGGTCGTGAGATTGCACGCGCAACTGGCGATGACATGAACAGTTACTTAACTAACAAACAAACTATTAATAATTTAGTAAGGGGGCTTAAATAATGCCATTTTCATATAACGGCGTTGATTTAACGCCTTTTTTTAATTTTGTAAAAGCTAAACGCACAATCGGGAACGAGCGCAAGCTCACTACCGAGGATATTCTCGGAACGGGTGAGGAACTACAAGAAGTTACTTTTGGTGCAAAAACCATCGAAGTGACCGTTTCACTTGCTTCCAGAGAAATGGCAGGGGCGCAATTCTTCGACACAATCGAATACACCCCGACCGTTCGAGAAGATTTAAGCGAGCTACGCGATCAGCTGGCGAGAATTTTAAACACCCGCGAGCCTCACGAACTTGTCTTGCCAGATGAACCAAATCGCTATTACAACGCTATTCCAACTGGGAACGTTGAGTTAGAAGACATTTCTGACTGGTACGATGAAACAACAATCAAGTTCTTTGTTCCGGACGGTGTAGCGCACACGAGAGCCACGCGCACTTTTGAGTTTGCAAAAAACGACTTCGGCGTATACGAAGCTGAAATTGTTAATGACGGCACCGAAGACGCATACGTCAGCTACGAAATCAAACTCAAGAAAGAGTCTGGCTACATTGCAGTTACAAGCCCTTACGGTTTGCTGCAGTACGGTAAATACGACGAGGAAGACGGTTATATTGACCGTAAGAATGTTCTTATTACAAGCAATCAAAAAGGCGATTTTGCCAATTGGACAGACAGCAACGTTTTTTACGAGAACCGAAACAAAATCGTAACAACTCAAATGTCATCAGACGCAGCGTTCGGCGGTCGTCTCGGGCTTATGCCATCAAGTTTTACGACAAACGGAACGGCTGGAGCGTTTAGCTATGGTGCATGCAAAGAGTATGTTTTGGAGACACCCGTTTCTGAATGGTACATTTGGGCGAGAGCTTGGTTCGAAACTGGTTTAGTAAGCCAAAATGGTGAATGGTGTCTCGCTGTCATCGACGAAGACAATCATCTTTTGGCAGGTATGGCAATTGAAAAGAATGACCGCACACGTAACGAAGCTTACGTGCGTTTTTTGGTCGGCGACGGTAATGGTGGAAGTATCGTCAAGAAAGACATCAAGTTCACACCGTCGTATTGGATTCCACCTAACCCATACGGTGCTCAAGCCATCGACCGCAATTCGAACATGTTTGATCTTGTCAAAGAGAAAGACCGTGTGCAGTTCTTTTGGTACGGTGGTTACTATCCATTTCCAGCCAGCCAATTAAACGGCAAGAAAGCGAAACGTATCCAGTTTTATGTCGGAAACTACGCAGGGTCTAACAGTACGACAGAGCAATTCGTGACGCATCATTATCTAAACGACTTTAGCTTTTACGAACTACACGTCCCTTACTGGAAAGACATTCCAAACCGCTATCCAGGCGGTGCTGTGATTGAAATCGACGGCAAAAAAGGTGAGTTCAAGGTTAACAATCAAATCAAGAAAGACGATGAAATTCTTGGCACGATGTACTTTAAAGTGCCGCCAGGAACAACGAAAGTACAGCTTAATATGTCAAGCTTCGCTGAATTAGATTATGCCAAAGCTACGATTGAGGAGGTATATATTTGATGAACAACGTACGTATTGCTATCCGTGATTCGACAGATTCTCACAATATCGCTTTCTTTGATAACATTTCTGGCATTCGCTACCAGAGCGCTAACTTACAGCGCTTTTTGGCTGGTTCAGCTAGCATTTTGACAATCGAGTACAATTCAAAAGATATTGACACGATTCGCACCGGCTGCAAGCTTGCCTTTATCTACAAGGAACGTGCTTATTGGTTAAATATCATGGATTTGAGCAAGAAAGGCTACAAGGTTGAAATCACAGCTTATTCACTCGGTCTAGAGCTTAACCAAGAAGAGCGAGGTGCACACAAGCCAGCTAATGCAATGAGCTTTGCTGAATACTTGGCTTATTACGACCCAGAACACGCTTTAGAGCTCGGTGTTAACGAAGTGGCAGACAAGCGTATTAAATTGGAATGGACGGGCACAGACACGATTCTGGCGCGTCTTTTTTCAATCGCCAATAGTTTCGACGCAGAGCTTGAATTTACTGTCGAATTGAACCAAGACTACTCGTTAAAACGTCAAGTTTTGAACGTTTATAAGAAAGGTAATCTTGGTTCTAATCGTGCAGCAAGTCCGATTAGAGTTGGTCGTGAGCTTAAAGTTATTAATTACAGCGACAATTTGAAAGAATTACGTACAGCAGTACGTGCTACTGGTAAAGACGGTTTAACCATTGATGGACTTAACAAGAAAGTCTATGACGATGACGGCAATCTGCTTTACTACTCAAACGCAAATACTGTTTATGCGCCTCAAAGTCGCGATAAATACCCGTCAGTCGGCAAAAAATCGAATGATAACTGGATTATCAAAGAACTTGGAGAAACCGAATATAGCACGAAAGAAGCTCTCTGGGGCTACATGCTCGGTGAACTCAAAAAGATTTGTGTACCAGAAATCACATACGACATTGAAGGAGCTGTCGACGGCGACGTCGGTGACACACGCACATTGATTGACGACGTGCATTACGACCCACCGCTTTACGTGCAGGGACGTATTTCAGAGTTAACCGAGGATTTAATCACTGGCAAAGTCACGAAGACGACTTTAACGAACTATGAGCGCAAGTATTCGCAAGTTGCTAGTGAACTGCTTAAACAAGTTGAACAGCTTGCAGAAGATGCATTGCCATATGTCATTCACCTTGACGCCGATAATGGTTTCACATTCAAGAACAATGACGGTAATAGTACGGTTAACGCACGACTTGAAAAGGCTGGCAAACCAATCGAAGCAAGCTGGCGCTGGGTGTCAAATAATGAGGCTATCAGCAACCAAAATGCAATTACGATACAAGCAAGTGACGTAAAAGACAAGCAAGCGATAACTGTTTCGGCAATCGTTAAAGACAAACAAGTAGCAACTCAAAGCATTACGTTCATCAACCTTTCAGAGCAGCCAGAAGTGTTTATCAGAACTTCAAACGGAAATACTTTCAAGAATGGCGCTATCAACACAAAATTAACAGCCACTGTCTGGCGCGGTGGTAAAGAAATAGATCAAGACGGTTCCATGTACACGTATATTTGGACGAAGACCGATGACGACGGCGAGCCAGATATACTTTGGAATCAAACACATAGCTATTCACAGAAGACTATTGAAATCACACAACAAGATGTTTTTAGACGCGCTCAATTCTCATGCGAGATTGAGCTTTTGAATTAAAAAGGAGAAAAGTTAAAAATGGGAATTATTTCAAGTGGACAAATTACAATCACAGACTTGTCAGACGCGCCCGTACTGAGTGCATTCATTACAGCAAGCCAAACAACAACGCAAGTATTTGACCAAACGGCAAATACTTACAATCCATCATACACAAGCACACCTCAAACGTTGACGCTTAACCTGACTAAAGCAGGTCAATCAACTTCAATTTTGGGGCAAGTCGGAAAAGTCAGCTGGTATGAATATAACGGTTCAACTAAGTCAGCTATCACATCAACTACTAACACAGATAACCAATACTTATCTGGTACACACAACGAAGTATTGCACACGAAAGTGAATGTGCCAGCTAGCGCAGGAGCTAAACGCTACGAAGCTGTCGGGACATGGACAGATCCAGTTACTGGATTAAAAGTTGATTTCCATGCGACTATCGACTTGTTAGCTGTACAACTCGGTAAGCAATCACTTATTTTAAATGTCTACACTGGTAAAGGTAATACTTTCTACAATAACCAGCCGGCTAATTTGACAGTCAATGCAGACCTTTACAAAGGTAATGCGCTTTCTGGTGGTAACAAACAGTTCAAATTCTTCTACGCAGACAGTTCTGTTTCTGCTACTAACTCAGCGGGCTATGATGCTGATGGCGGTCTTGGTTGGCACTTATGTTCGTCAACAACGACTGGTCAAACGCCTAACGTTGCTGCAGGCACTAACACGACTGCACAAGGTATTTTAACGGTTACTCCAGACGTTGTCGTCAACTCCCAAACCTTTAAAGTTGTCTGTATCGACCGAGCGGGTGGTACGGCTGGGCAAAAAGCCATTGGTATTGCGACAATCCTCGACTTCTCTGACCCAATTGTGGTCGTGGTTGAATCATCAGCTGGTAGTACATTTAAAAATTCGACTGGTTCAACAACGTTAAAAGCTCGCCTTTATCGTAAAGGCGAAGAATTGGACGCAGACGGCACTGACACGAACTATACATATAAATGGACAAGACGTGATAAGAACGGAACGCTTGACGCTAATTTTGGTGGTACTGGCAACCAATACAAAGTTGGAAAGACCATTTCAGTAACCGCAAGCAATGTTAGCGACAAAGCCGTCTTTACGTGTGAAGTGTTCGAAAATTAGGAGGTGTGACATATGATTAGAGCTGAATTGACACTAGGTGGGCAACTTGAAGTTGTCCATTTTGATGTTGAAACGAAATCAGAAGCTATCGAAAAGGTTTGGGATACCTACGGATATTTAACAAGAATTGAAAGATTAAGCGAGGTGGAACATGAAACTGATAGCATCAAATCAATTGACAGTAACGAATCTGCTGGAACGAGCGGAAGTACGCAGGGAGACATTTTACAAGCTAACGAATAGCGCTGACGTGCCAGAACGATTTGAAAGAATTGCAGGCGTCAATGACAATCTGTACATCGAATCTAAATCAAGTGCTGGTTTCATTACAGTGTATTCTGAAAATCTAGGCAATCCATCGGCAGCCAACGAAAGAACGTCTGATTTCATACCAGTTTCAAAAAATGAAAAGTATGTCTTCCAAGGCTGGGTGACCGTGCCAGAGAATGGCTATCCATGGCACAGATATCATTATTATGACGCAGATAAACATAAAGTTGGTGGGCCATATTACTTTGAAAGTAATACACCTCTCACTGGTGAACAGCACTATGCAGAGCACATTACAGTGCCAAACGATGACGATATTGCTTACATTCGCATTTCGGCGCGTTTGTACAGTGATGGGAAATTAAAA